CCTCAATAAGCAACTTTATATTTATTTAAAACAATTTGGAAAATCAAAAGATAAATTTATACCACAAGAATTGAAAAATTTATCAAGAAGACAACTTGAGATATTGTATGGTGCTATGATGATAGGAGACGGTTCAAAGAGAGGAAATATTTATTACAGCAACTCAAAAGCTTCAATAGATGATTTTCAAGAAATTTTGATGAAAATCGGTATTGTGGGCAATATCGGACAAAATCCAGATTCTAGAAAAGAAAATCCTGTATACAGTATTTCTGTTTTTGAATGTGATGAAGCACAATATCGAAAAAAGGAAGTTGTTAATTATAATGGAACGGTTCATTGTGTGACTGTTCCTAATAGAATTGTGTACGTTAGAAGAAATGGAAAGGCGTTGTTTTGCGGCAATTGCTATGATGAGGGTAAACGTGCCGCAGAAGCTTTATTTTATGATTACAAGCGTATTCATAAAGTCAAAACTCGCATCATTAGGATATTCAATACTTATGGTCCTAATATGTCTATTAATGATGGTCGTGTGGTAAGCAATTTTATAGTACAGGCATTAAACAATGAAGATATTACGATTTATGGAGATGGTTCTCAAACACGATCTTTTTGTTATGTTGATGATCTTATTGACGGGATGCTCACCGTTTTTGGTTCTTCTATTGATACGCCAGTGAATGTGGGTAATCCTAAAGAATTCACCATGATTGAGCTAGCTCAAAAAGTAATTAAAATTACAGGTTCAAAATCTAGAATTACATTTCTTCCTTTACCACAAGATGATCCTAAACAGCGTAGACCAGACATTGGTTTAATTAATTCTCTTGGTTGGAATCCAAAGATTACATTAGACAATGGCCTACTGAATACTGTAAAATACTTTAGTGGTAAACTAAAAGAGTTGTAATCGTGTTTAGAGCAATACTTATTTTATTCCTGTGTATTTTTGGACTTTTCGGTAATATCGGAGGTCCATCAAAAAGGTATAAAATACCAAAAACAAAACTTCCTAATAAATCTGGTCGATCATATAGAAAAAAGAAAATTGGAAATATGACATACACTCAAACGTATATCAGAGGAAAAGGAACATCATATTCATCAAGCATGAGAACTGGACTTGGATCTATTACCTATAAAAATGGTAAAATTACAAGAAAAAGAAAGAATAGCTGGTAATTCAAATTAAAGTTTTACTTTTAAAGTTTCTTCTAGTATAATATAGTCTCAACCTATAAGGAGGTTTACTATGTATACTTTTGATCATGTTTATAAGATTCTCAAGAACGGTGAAGCCGTCGTGACCTTTACAAAGATGGATGGTGCTGTTCGCATTATGCGTTGTACTCTAAATGATCCTTTGCTTCCTGAACAGTATCGTGGCAAGGGTGATCTTATTACCGAAGCTGGTAATACTATGCGAGTGTTCGATCTTGATCTGAACGAATGGCGTTCATTCCGTGTTGATTCTGTCACTAACATTTCTGGTGGAGTTGTGCCACGCAGTATGTCTAGTGGAGTTTTGCTGAATGACTAAAAAGTCCAAGTATGTTATGGTTGATCCAGAACCTGTTTATGAGAAACAGGAAGAAGCCTCTCAGTTTGAAATTGCTGAAGCTTTGAATTGGTATGGCCGTAACAAGGATGAAAAAGACGCAGCCAAGATTCTTGGCTGCGATCTTAAGAGAGCCAAGAACAATCTGACTTACACATGGACTATTCGTATGCGTAATCAGGGTTATGTTTTCTCTGAAAAGACCGAGGAGATTATTTCGGATCTCAAGGCAAAATTTGATTTCAATACTCATTCAATTCCAGTGGATATTGACGCTGAGGGTAATGTCATTGTCAATACAACTGTAAATGTACAGGAACGTATTGCCAATAAGACCGATCATCATATTGGTGAACTTGAAGGTATGATTGATGAATACGGAATTGGCGAAAAGCCTTTTAACGCATACGACTGGTTCATTACCAACGATGTAAAGCCTATTCATGCCAATAAGATCATTGAATATTTCAAGGCTCGCGCAAAGCAGTTTGTCAAGGAAGTCGAGGATAAAAAGACTCGCGAAGGATACTCGTCTCTCGGTAAAGCGAAGATTAAGAGCATATTGTCTGTAATGGCATCCATCATTAAGGATGCGGAGCGCCTTTCTCAGAATGCCAATAAGACTCGTAAGCCTCGCAAGAAAAAGCCCGTTTCTTTTGATAAACAGGTATCCAAGCTCAAGTTTCTTGAAAAAGACAATAATTTCAAGATTCAGTCTATTTCACCAGTTACCATTGTCGGATCTGACCAACTTTGGGTTTTTAACGTCAAATCGCGACGACTTGGCGTCTATATCGCAGCAGATAGCGCAGGTTTAATTGTTAAAGGTACTACTATCACTAATTTCTCAGAAAAGTCGATTTCTAAGACTTTGAGAAAGCCAGAGAAAATCTTGTCTACTGTACTGGATGGTGGTAAAATAGCTCTTAGAAAGGTAATGGATTCCATCAATTCCAAGGCTATTCCTCTGAACGGTCGTATTAATAAAGATACGGTCCTTTTAAGAGTCGTCAAGCCCTAAATAATAGGAGAATTTCCGTGTCAGGAGTTGAGAATGATACAGATAACAAGCCTACATCTATCTAAGGAAGACTCTTCTATAGTAAGAGATTATGCTAAGTTCGTACTCAACAAGTTTGTGAAACGTTCTGTCCTTAACAAATCAACTATTAAAATAGAAATTGTTCATAAGAATGAACTAGATAATTATGCTGATATTGAAGATTTAAGAAATTATAATGCTTGGTGTACCTATGAGGGAGTTCAAAACGATAGAAAGATTTTTCGTATAGTTTTAAATTCAAATCAATTGAATAAAAAAGCTAAGAAGTCTCTTGTTCGTTTGAAAAAGCTTCTTGTCGATCTAGGTCATGAGCTTGTTCATGTGAAACAATATCTAAATAATGAGATGTTTGATTATGTTACTGGTGGTGTGAGATACAAAGGTTCATACTTTGATCATTCATATCAAGAAGATGAAGAAGCATATTATGAGTCTCCTTGGGAGCTAGATGCGTATGGTCGAGAATGGGGTTTATATAAAATGTTCTGTACTAAAATGAAAAAGGAATGAAGAAGTAAATTACAATGGCTAAGAAGAAGCGTTACGAATTTGATGAACTTGATCATGATAGTGATTGGGGTGAGTATAAGAAATCGTCTAAGAAAAAGACGAAACACCGAGAAGAAGCTGGCAATTGGCGATTTGATAAACGTCAAGATCACAGAATGGAAGAACACGATGAATATGATGACTATGACCGCAAGGCTAGAGATTGGTAAGGATATCTTTCTAGAGAAAGGTGAGAGACTTCTTACGTTCAAAAACAAGTTTAATGGAGAGATTGTCTATAGCACAAATCTCTACGAAAACGTGTACAGAGATGGAAAGACATTCATTCCTGTTTTCAGAAAGCCTTTCAATCCAAAGGAACGTAGAATCAATCTAATAGCTGCTGACGCAGTAGAGAGAGTTAAAGTATGAAAAAGTTTGTATTTCTAGTCGCATATACCATCTTTGTTGCCGTAGTAGCTGTTTCTTGTACACAACAGGGTCATCATATTGGTGCTGATGGTTATTATTTTGAACATGAAACTTTCACTCGTACTGAATTTCCAGTAGAGATTCATCTTGTTCAGTCAGAAGCAGAAATGACTGCTGAGATTGAAAAGAGAATGAAGAGTGTGAGTGGAACAATTGAACCTAAGAATGTTGCCGCATTTTCAATCATCAGCGAAGAAAACAATAAGTGCGTTATCTATATGATTGATCCAAAGGTCAGTTATCAGCCCGAATTCTACGGGCATGAATTGGTCCACTGTGTTTATGGTGTTTGGCATCACGAACCACAGTCGTAAGTCATTGATTCTGTTGGGCAATTTTTAGTTGCCCATTACCCAAAACTATTATATAATAGTTTCAAGAGATAATGACTATGTTTAAAGCACCCGACGTTGGTTCTGTTGTCCATGTCACTACATGGTTTCGTAACCATTATTTTCTGACTGCCGATAAGCAGCCATTTCAAGATAATACTTATGAAGGTACTGTTCTTCCCGCAGAAAAGTGGGATGAGCCTTATACTTTCAACATGACTGGAATCAGGGGATTTCCGACACGAAATATTTCTTTACAGCATGTTATCAAGATGGACATTCTTGGTGGCAAGGCAAAGAGAGCAGTAAAGTCTGATATTCGCGTCTTTAAGGTAGAGTCAAAGTCTAACGTGTATACTGTGACAAAAGATGGAGCTAAGTATAGCTGTACGTGCGTGGGTTTTCAATATCACCGCACATGTAAGCATTCCAAGGCAGTACACGCAAAGGTTGGTTAATGAAAAATTTGGATTTACTTATTAATGGTGATGTGAATTCGATCTATAACGAATTGTTAAAGATTAATCTATCTCCTATTTCCAGACACATAAGCTATTCCGATTATCGAGAGTATCTTCGTTCTGGAGCACCAGGAGTTGAGCATTATCTTCTTCTGGCTTATATTTCACTTGCTTTTAGTGGCAAGAAGATATATGATATTGGAACGTATTATGGAAACTCTTCTATTGCCTTGACTTATAATCCAAAGGTACATGTGGTTTCTTATGATATTGTTGACCTCAAGAGAGTTGCTTCACTTCCTCATAATGTTGAGTATAGAATTGGAGACTTTCGTGAAGATCCAGATGTGTTGAAGTCTCCTTTTATCTTGATTGATGTTGATCCTCATGATGGAATTCAGGAAAAAGAATTTCATGAATTCTTTTTGAAAAATAAGTACAGAGGTCTTGTTGCTTGGGATGATATTCATCTTCCATTAATGAATCCTTGGTGGAATTCCATCAATGAACCTAATGTCAAGAAGGTTGACTTGACCAGAGTTGGTCATCATTCTGGAACTGGTTTGTTAATCTATACTTGATGGGTAATTATTATGAGTTTGATGGATATTCTATTCGGTTCTTGTAGTAAGAGCGAATGTTCTGATGAAAGAAACGAATCTTCGCATAAGTTCAATTCAACAAGGGATATTGGAATATCGCGAGAGGGTGACAAGGTGAAGATTTGTATTCATTTGGTTGCTTTTGGAGAAACTGTTATTCTCAATCTAGATAATAAGGCAACTCAAGAGTTAGTTGATCGTTTACAGAATGTTTTGAGGGATTGATCTAAATATATTTCTGGCCCTGTAGCTCAGTTGGAATTAGAGCACGAAGCTTCTACCTTCGGTGTCGGGAGTTCGAATCTCTCCAGGGTCGCCATTTTTTTGTTAGGAGTTAATATGAAGAAGCCAAAGTTTGATCCAAGAAGTTTGCTGGGTAAGGATTTCATTCAGGAATCTGGTAACGCATTTATGCTACAGACTCATGCTCTGCGTGTTGTGAAGCAGGATGGAAAGGAAATTGAACTTGATGAAGAAGATCTTGCCATCAAGGACCCAAAGTGCTATGATGTTGAAGTGACTAAGGGTAAGATCACTTTTGTTCATGTTCGTGAATATAACGAACACAAGGTTCAGAAGTAAAAAGGTAAACGTGCTGTAATTTAATCTATACGACTTCCAATTTGTATAAATAGAATATTGGGGGTGTAGTCCAATTGGCAGAGACAACAGGCTTAAGACTTGTTAAGTGTGGGTTCGAATCCCACCACCCCTACCACCTACAAATAAGGGAATCGTATGGCGAGAAATTACAGAAAATATACGGACGATGATATCCGTAGATATTCAAAAGAGGTGAAATCTTTATCTGGTCTTGTGAGAAAATGTGGCTTAAAGCCTGTTGGTGGAAACTTTGCTAACATGAAGAGAACCATCCAAAATCTCAACATAGATACAACACACTGGACGGGTAGAGCTTGGAATAGAGGTGAGCAGTTAAAAGACTGGAATCTATACACTAAAGTTGCTAGACTAAAACCACATTTAATTAAAAAACGTGGGCATAAATGTGAGATATGTTATAATGAGTCATGGTTAGATAATCCAATAGTTTTAGAAGTACACCATATAGATGGTGACAGAACTAACAATGAGTACGATAATCTTCAATTACTCTGTTGTAATTGTCATGCAACAACAGATACGTGGAGGAATAAGAAATCATCATGATAATTTCAATGTTATCTCTATGAAAATGGCTACATGTACTATTCGGTAGATTTGGACGATTAAAATTAATGAGAATTATTAACGCATTTCCGTTTTTCAATGAATTAGAGATGCTTGAGGATCGTCTCAAGTATCTCTATGATCATGTTGATTACTTTCTGATTGTTGAATGTGATCATACATATTCAGGAATGCCAAAGCCTTTACATTTTCTAGAGAACATTGATAGATATAAATGCTTCAATGACAAAATCATATATTATCCTTATTACGCCAAGAACGTACATGAGAGATATGATTTTAGCATAAAGCCTTCTCCTGGGAGTGTAATGGATCTCAGTATGCCTCAGTGGCAGTTTGAGATTGAACAAAGAAACAATATTGGAATGGTTGCTCAGTCTCTTCAAGACGATGATATGATCATCTTTAATGATCTTGATGAGATTCCTAATTTCGAGATCTTTGATGATCTAAAGAATATTGTTGCTCAGGAAGTGGCTGTGGTTCTTGAACAGCAGGACTTCTACTATAACCTAAGATCCAGATTTAAAAATCCTCTTAGAGTTGGATCTGCTTCACTCAAGAAACATTTCTGTAGTATGACTACAGTTGCTCTTAGAGCAGAAGCTGTTGCTCAAAAGTATCGTATAGTTCCAAATGCTGGTTGGCATCTTTCATACTTCATGTCTAAAGACAAGATGGCATATAAGCTAGAGAGTTTTGCTCATCAGGAATTTAATTTTGAATATTGGAAGAATCCTGATAGAATACAGAAGTGTATTGATAATAAGATTGATCTTTTTGAGCGTCCTTATGAATTAGAGGATACCAAACGTGAAGAATTTCCAGAGTCCTTCATGAAGGTATTCGGTAAATATTACGATTATGCTTAATATATCAATTCCACATTCTTTGATTGGAATGTCTGAGGCAGCAGCCAAAAAGGCTGTTTCAGACAATGATTTCTTTTTTCAAGTTATTGAAAGAGACGGTGTTAGAGTTCCTCATGGAAGAAACACAAGACTGGATCGTGTGAATCTGATCATTGAAGATGAAACCGTCATGAGAGCATATATTGGTTAGGTAAAGCACTCAACTCCAAAGTTTACTATATACACGTATAGGTTAATTTTGGAGAGTTTTATGTTCGACTGTAAGTTCTGCGGAAAAGAATGTAAAAGTAAGTATAGCGTAGTAGCACACGAAGGATTATGTAAATCTAATCCTAATAAAAGGACACCTTCACGCGGGATGCTTGGAAAGAAAGGTGGAAATCAGTGGACAAAGGCTAAAGAAAGTGGTAGAATACACACTCTTAATGAGGAAACCAGAAAGAAACTATCTGTTTCAAGTTCCAAGATTATTTGGTCAGATGAAAGAAAAGAGAAACATTCTAAAGTTATGAGGAAGGTTGTGGATGATAACCCATCATCTTATAACGGAAATTTCGGAAAAGCTAAGAAAATAGAATATGATGGTATAGTGTTTCATGGAAAATGGGAACTTACATTCTATCAGTGGTGTAAAGAAAAAGGTCTGGGAATAGAGAAATGTCAAGAAAGGTTTGATTATTTCTATGAAAAAGATAGAAAATATAACCCAGATTTTTATTTACCAGAAACAGAAATATATGTGGAAGTAAAAGGTCTTATGACTGAAAAGGATGTTGCTAAATGGAATCAGTTTCCAAAAACTTTAAGAGTAATAAAGAAGCAACACATTCAGATGATAAAGAAAAACACTTTTACTATTGAACATCTAAATGCGGCTGTAGCTCAGTGGTAAGTAGCAAGCGCCTCATAAGCGTTAGGTCGTTGGTTCAAATCCAACCAGTCGCACCACCATTTTGAGTATAAGGGAAATTAAATGTCTAATGTATTATTAATAGGTGACTCTATTGTAGATTATTATATCTACGGCAATATTAATAGAAAAAATCCAGAATCAGATGTTCCTCTTGTTACTATTGAAAAAACAGAAATTAAGGAAGGTGGAGCTGCCAATGTCCTTCGTAATTTACAAAGTCTTGGAATCTCTACTGACTTCTTTACAGTAGTGGGGCCGTGCTGTATAAAAAATCGTGTTGTTGTCGATGGTAAAGTCATTTTGCGCTTTGATGAGGAACGAAAAGCAGATAACACTGATCTTAGAAAAAGATTGGCAAAGAAAGATATTTCAACTTATAATATCGCAGTTATTAGTGATTATGATAAGGGTGCTATTGATCGAATAGAAGATCTAATTTTCGATCTTAACAGAGCTAATTGCTGGACCATTGTTGATCCAAAGAAAGAAAATCTTTCTAGATACAGAGACGCTGACATTATCAAGCCAAATCTGTTAGAGTTTGAGAGATATGCTGGTCCCGCAACGGATGAGAACATTCGTAAATATGCCGAAGAACATAACCATAAGCTTGTTGTTGTAACAAGAGGAGCGGATGGTGTAACTTATTATAGTAGATCAACAGATAAAGTTTATCATCTAAAAAGCAGAGCAAGAAACGTAGTTGATGTAACTGGCGCTGGTGATTCATTCCTAGCTGGAATGGTCTATGGAATGATTAAATGTTGCGATGATCATGATATTGTTTCTCTAGGTAATAAAGCTGCTGCTGCTTGTGTGGAGAAATTTGGTACTTATCATGTAACCGAAGAGGATCTTATTAGAAAAACTATATTTACAAATGGATGTTTCGATGTTCTTCATCGTGGTCATATTGAACTCTTGAAAAATTCAAAGGAATTAGGAAATCATTTAATCGTGGGTCTTAATTCAGATAACAGTGTTCGTAAGTTGAAAGGCGCGAATCGTCCAATCAACAACCAAGAGGATCGAAAGGCTGCTCTTGAAGCTATTAAATACGTTGATAAAGTAATTATTTTTGATGAAGAAACTCCTTATGAATTGATTAAGCAAATCAATCCAGCTATAATTACCAAAAGCAGCCAGTATCATACATATGATGTGGTTGGTAAAGATGTGGCTGAGGTTGTCATTCTTCCACACTTAGATGGATACTCTACAACGGAAATTTTAGATGGGATATGTAGAAAAGATTAAGAAAGGCTGGGGACATGAAATTATCTTTGCCAACGAAAAAGAATATTGTGGTAAACTGTTATGCTTTCCAAAAGCAGGTGCCAAGTTCAGTCTACATTTTCATGCCATAAAGAAAGAAACATGGTATGTTCTGAGCGGTTCTTTTACTCTTGTCACTATTAATACTCAGAATGCCAGCAAAAATAACTATGTTCTCATGACAGGTGATAGTTGGACTAATTATCCAAACGAAATCCACCAGCTTATAGCAAAAGAAGATGGATCACTTATTGTTGAAGTATCTACAATGGACATTAAACACGATAACTATAGAGTCCTTCCAGGAGATTCTCAGAAATGATTTACATGGTCGATATTGATGACACGATATGTCGTTCACCAAGGGGTTCCGATGGTAAGATTGATTATACCAAGGCAGAACCAATCAAAGAAAGAATAGCGTACATCAATAATATTTACGATAAGGGTCATGAAGTTCATTACTGGACTTCAAGAGGAATGATCACTGGGCTTGATTGGAAAGTGCTTACATATGAGCAACTAACTAAATGGGGTTGTAGATATTCTTCTCTTAAGATGAAGAAACCCATGTATGATATTTGGATTGATGATAAAAGTATTAATGCTGATACGTTCTTTGATAAAGTTTTAGGGGAAAAGCATGAAGAATCTGTCGGAGAAACTGCGTAGAGAGAAGCGCATCCAGCAAAAGGAAAATAATCTCAACAAGTGGATGGATAGAATCAAGGATAAGAATTATAGTAATTTTAGCCATCTTTCGAATGAGGATAAGAGTATAGAAGCTCATATCGCAGCCAATCATGGAAAGCGTTGTTCGTGTCCTGCCTGTGGAAATCCTCGTAGAAATCCTTGGGCTAAGAAGAGAGAACAGCAGACTCTT